ATGGATAATCCTCAAAGGGCTACACCAGCTATGAAATTTGGATCAGCATTTCACATGAATGTATTACAACCACAAGAATTTAATAAAAACTATGCTATATTTCCTAAGTTTGATAAACGTACTAAACAAGGTAAAGCAGACTATGCAGAATTTGTTAAATCTAATATGTTGAAAACTGTTGTATCTGAAAAAGACTATCATCTTATAGAACAGATGACAGATAAACTAATGAGAGATTCTGATGCTAAAACTTTAATAAGTAGAGGCGTTAAAGAACGTATCATTGTTTGGAACAATGAAGAATATGATATAAATTGTAAGGGAATGCTTGATATTTATAGAGAAGATTCAGGTATTATAGTAGATCTTAAAACAACACAAGATAGTAGCTATAATGGATTTGCAAGCTCTGTAAGGAAGTTTAGGTACTATAAGCAGGCTGCATTCTATTTAGACGCTGTAGGCGCTCAGGAGTTCTATATTGTAGCAATAGAGAAGAATCCTCCATTTAGCATAAATATTATACAGATTGGAGATGAACTATTAGACAAAGGAAGAGAACTCTATAATAGAGATCTAGAAGTCTATAAATACTGTACCGATAATGATTATTGGCCAGGAGAAGGTTTTGATTATCTTGACAAAGATTCAGAACGAACTATACATGTAATGAATGACGATATATTATGAGAACACCAAAAGGATCAGTAAAAGCATATGATGCAGAAGGTAATTTTATAGGATTTGTATTTAAAAATTTTTATGATAAAATTACTTATGATATCAGAAAAAAAGATAGAGAAGATAGAAAAAAACATAAAGAAAAAATGATGAAAAAGATAATGAGTGGAGAAATTAAAGATGCTATAAAATGAAAAATTCAGTAGTATTTGAAGGTGGTATTGATAAAGTTAGTACCTTAGCAGATGGTAGTTTAAGGGTGTACGTAGGTACCCCTGAACTATCTAATGAGACTATGGTAAGTGTATTTAGTTTAATCAAGAAGCCTGGATTTGTATTAATATCAGCTAATGCTATCAATCAAGATCAGATAGATGCAGTTGAGAAAGCAACAACAAACGCAGAGTTTAGTGAGAAGACTCCTAGTCAGAGAATGAGAGGAGTACTCTATAAGCTTTGGGAAAAAACACAGCCTAAAACCATGAATGGTGATGGTGAAATGGAATATGTAGATTTTGATTTATTCTACAAAAGACAGATGAATAAAATAATTGATCACTTTAAAACTAAATTAGACTAGAATGGAAAAAGAAAAACCCTCCCCTGAAGAACAATTAAAAGAATTAAGAAAAGAATTATTAAGTAAAGTAGAAGATAAACTATTGGATGAATATACATATTTTTATATGAATACAATACTTAGTCATACAGCCACATTAAAAATAAATTTTGATAATATAAAAGAATCTAAATAATGGCTATAAAGCAATTTATACACAGAGTTAATCCTCAAAAGAAAAGACCAGGAGTGCATTCTAAGAATGCCTCCCGTGGTCAAAATTCCTATAAAAAGAAATATCGTGGACAAGGAAAATAAATACTCTAAATATTATTGGGAAGTAGGCAGAAACGGATACGTTACTGACACTTCATATGATGAAAGAATACCAAGTTATTACATTGGGAAATACCACAAATACGAAGCTCGTAAAGTTATAGAAGATTTTGAACTAACTTATAATATTGGCACAGCAGTAACTTATTTATTGCGTGCTAATCGTAAACACGATACTCCTGTTGATTGTATTAAAAAAGCAATTGCACATTTGGAATTTGAATTAGATAACTTAAATAAAAAATAAATGGAATACATACATATAATACAGCCTTTAATAATAATAGGGGTTTCCTTCGGGACAGGAGGAGTTTTAGGAGCGTTTTGGATGTTTTGCATAATGCTCAAAAATCAAAATCACTTAGAAAAAGAATTAGATTCTAAAAATGCGTTATTAGATTCATATATAAATGTATATGAAGATGATGATTATGAAGCGTATTAAAAAGAAAATCAAGTGGTTAAAACATTTGATTGGTCTTCATAATAAAAAATGCAAAAGAAGATTTTTCACAGAGAAAAATACCTATATTTGCCTTATAACTGGTGACAAATTTAAAAGAAGAAATTATGAGTTATTTAGAATTTTTAAAGAGAAGTAAGAATCACATAGATACACGTTGGGTGGTAAAATATAATAAAAAAGGCCTAGTTAAAGAAGTAAAACAAATTTATAAACCTTCTGAATATTATTCTCTTAATTTACATAAGGGCGAGAATTCAAGACCTTTACATAATAAGAATGCTTTAATTAAAATATTAGAAAATGATAAGGCAACAAGAGATCCGATTTTAAATGAATAATATTGTAGTTATATGGCCTTCAAAACTACCATCTAGGAGGATTATCTGGACAAGTAACGCTCTTTAATTTTGTCTTTAATTTCATAAAGCAGCCACATTTTTTACATTGTTTTGTAAGTTTAGTAAGGTGTTCACATTTCTTACATATTTCCCATCTTTTATCTGTTGTTTCTTTATCTGCAAACGTTTTCATACTTTTACATTATAATTAAGTATTCCTTGTAAACCGTTTTGTCTACTATAAATAAAAGCTTGAGCTTTTTTAATGTTTCCTATAAATCCTTTAGCGTCATGCCAGTAATCAGTTGCAGACATAGATGATAAGTTTCTAACGGTTATCCCGTTAAGCTCTTCTATAGCCTGCAGCTTCATGGCTTTATTAGTATGGAAATGACCTCTATGTACTTCTACATAATCTATATCACTCCACATATTCTTAAATCTTTGAGAAATAATACCTGGAAGATTTGCTGTTTTAGGTCCATCGCCATGATCTGATACAATTAAATTGTTGCCATAAGGTATAGCTTTCATTAAACAATCATTGTTATCTATTTTAATGTTTTCATTATTTTCATAATATAGCTCAAGACAATCTCCTAAATGCATAACAGATTCTCTATCATGATTTCCTGGGACTACCATTACATGAACATCTGCTATCTCAGATAGTTTATCAATGGCTTTAATCATTAGCCTTCTAGCTGTTCTATACATATTTATATGATAGTTGCTATTAAATTGTGGTGTTCCTTTGGTTGTAGCTGGTATGGGCCAATCACCATCAGAGTTCAATAAATCATTTCCTACGATAAATAATATCTTGTCTATATAGTACCCTTGAGCACGATATAAAAGGTGTTCTATGGCGCTAAAAAGACGTTCTTCTGCTATATCAAAACTATATTCATCTCCTTTAATACCTATTTTACCTATATGAAGATCAAATGCAGAGATTTCTAAAAGATGTAAATCCTTTCTATCATCAGGTCTATCTCTTTTAATTTTTGAAACATTTGGTGATAAGTTGCGTAAATCTTCTATAAGATGTTCTTTGATTTGTTTTAAGTTAAGCTCTGGTTTAATTCTTGTTAACCAAGCTTTTGTTCTAAACATAGTGACGGTAATTGGTTTTCTTTCATTATCAAATCCTGTTACCTCATAAGTACCAATATCATATTTATCTACTTCCCACTCATTTTGATCTACACTACACGCTTCTAATAAATCGTCTAAAGATTTAACTCTTGTACAATTTTCTGCTGTAAGAATAGCGCTGTCTTTAGTTTCTTGAAAATTTAAAACTTCTTTTTCTCCAGGCTCTACATCTGGATTTTTTTCTCTTAATCTTCGTGCTACAGTTCTAATTTGTTCATAATTAGTTCCAAATTTTTTTGCTGTGTCTGCGTATTTACTACGCATTAAGTGCGGATTTTCTAAAAGATACTCTCTGATTTGATCATTTAAAGACATATTATAAAGTGTTGGTTATTCCTCAATTCCATAGCCATGCTGGCTTTTGAGCACTAAATTAGTAGCTTTAAGTGTGTGTTTTTTACGACTACCAATTAATTTTCTAACAACTTTACTAACAGTATCTTTATTTAAAAATATTTCTCCTTTGTTTTTTCCTTTAACTACTATATCTTCAATAGTATATTTAAGTCCCTTAGAGTCCTTAAAGGTCCAATCTGATAACCAAATAGGAATATTATACTTACTTGAAATGTTAATCATTATTTTTTTACTATTGTTAATGTAGGCCCTAAAACACTACATACCGCATAAAAGTATATAGGTTTATTTACATTTCCAAAAGTATTAAATAATCCGTTGTTAGCCAAACTTAATGTGCTTTGACTTGTAAAAGTGTCTGTAAGTAGTCTAAAAACATTACCACCTGTAGTATCTGTTATCACACCTGTAGAAACTGTAAAAGTCAAATCCTCTATAGATTTAAAACTCCAATGTAAACTAATTACAGATGACGTTCCTGAGCCATGATAGTGATTTATAATTATATCTTTTAGAGTGGATCCAGTATTTAAAGTAAATATATTTTCTACTGTATTTACTGTAGATAGTATCCTCCCAGAAATATTGTTTACATCATCTCTTGTATTTATTGTATCTGTTTTTAGATTTGTTTTCGGAGTTGTTATATCTTTTTCAATTCTTCTTGCAGTAGCAGCATCAGATAATTTTTGTTCTGTAGTTTTATATGGCGATACTGCCATTGGAGTTGTAACTATTTTTCTATCTACAATATATCTAGATCTACTTTTTGATAATTTACTATATTTATCTTTAATTAAAGGCATATTTTTTATTTATGATAATGTTACATATCCTCCATAGATTCTGTCTGCATCTTGATTACCAGGAGTTATTTTAATTGCTAGATATGTTCCAGTATCATCTGTAGTGGACACATCTACTATATTTATTTCTTCTCCTAAGTTGCCAGTACCTTTACTCGTTTCTGTTGCTACATTTGGATTTTTTGCATATACAATAACTGTTGCATCATCTCCGCTACCATATGTAGTTACAGCTGTTGCTGTTGCTCCAAATGGAATTAAAACATGAGCGTAAATAACAGCAGATGCTGTTTTATCTATTACTCCTCCAGTATCGTATATTAAATTTCCTTTATCAGATACAAAATCAGAAGGTAGTATCCAAATTTTTGTATAACCATGATATGCTTTGTGTAAATTAGTATTTATACCAATATCTCCATTATTATCTACAACTAAAACATTATTATCTGTCTTTGTTGGTAGACCTTTTAATCTTATTTTATTTAACCATTTGAACATTATTCATTGGAATCTAAATCTATATACTCTATTGTAACTTCTTCTCCTTTTTCAATTGCTCTTGCAATAGGAGAATAAACTCTTTTGTAGGCATTTCTAGATTTTCCTATAAAACCATCTTTAATAATAATATTGTTTTCCTGGCTGTCCCCTAAAAGTAAACATCCTGCACTTTGGTCATCTGTATTACCACAATGTATAAGGATGTATTCAAAATTAGGAACATCTCTTACCCATAACATTCCTTTATGTATACCTGGGAATCTTTTAGCATACTTCTGTGTCATCCCCCCTACAGTTCTTAATGTTATGTTAAATTTACCAGCAGGTACTCTAGTTTCTCCTCTAACTTTTAAAGCTCTACGCTCATCTTCTAATGTATAACATAAGAATTTTAATCCTAAATCGTTTTCTTCAAAAAGTAAGCCAGAAGTTGAGTCCTCCTGGCTACTAAATCTTAAAACTTTAAGTTTCATGACTATTAGTTATCTATAGCATCATTAATTAAATATTGAACTTTTTGATCTGCAGTTGATGCAGTTACTTTAATGCTACTACCACTAGCATCACTATTTAACTCCATAGGAGTAAAAAAACATTCTCCTGGTTTTAAATCTGCCATTTCTAAAGCAGAGCCTTCAGATTCGCTAGCTTCTACTTCTACGGGATAATCTGTATCTACATTTTTAATAAATACATATACTCTATCATCATTTACATCTGCTAGTGCTAATTCACTACCACCACTTTGAGCTAAATGCTCTCCTGTATAAAGAGCTTGAGCTGTTGTATTAGATGTAGAAGTAAAAGATGGTGAATATGTAAATACAACTACACCGTTCTCATCTGTTAATGTAAAGCTTCCTGAAGCTGTGAATGTTGTTGACATTGTTGCCATATCTATTCTTTTTTATATTATTAATTATGCGTTTGAATCTATTTCCACTGCAAAATACTCTACAGTAACTGCTGCCGTATCTGCAATAGCATCTATAACACCAGTATCTCTAAGAATAGTAAAAAACCACTCTCCTGGCTCTAATATAGCTATAGCATTATCAGCATCATCTACCATACTTACTGTTACAAAATTTGTGTCATCAAGATTTCTTACATATACCACCTTACCATAAGTTGGGGCAGCCATAATGACGGTTCCTCCAGTCGCTACATCCAACCTACCTGTTTGTACTTGATCAATACCTGTAATGTCTAAACTAAAAGCTCCAGATTGTGATTGTGAATATCCAGTACTTGAAGTAGCTGAACAACTTATACTTGCGTTAAATGTATAATTTTTTGCCATTGTTTTATTTTTTTTACAAAATTAAGAAATTATTCCTTACTATCTATAGAATTTTTTATTTTTTTTATTTCTTCACACTTTTCATATTCTTCTAATTCACAAAAGTAATCTATTAAATCATCAAAAGTATCATCACTAATATTATCTGATTTAGGATTGTAAGGTAAATAACATCCATTATATTCAAATAACTCATCAAAAGTTAGTTTATCAGTGATTAGTAAATAAGCATTAGTCATTGCTTCACGATACAATTCCTCTTCATCCTGTTTTAATTTTTCTTTAAAATTATCCATTACTTTTTGACCTTTTCAAGAGATCTTCCTCCGAAGTAAGCCCCAATTACAGTGATAAGAACTAATTGTAATAGATCTGTCCATTTATCCTCTACATTAAAAGCTATAGCTCCAGCATCAATAAATATCATTAATACTGTAGATATAACTAAGAATGCTAAAGTCATTGGTCTTATATTTTTTGATAACCACGAATCAGAGTTCATATCAGATTTCCAACGATCCGTTATTGTTTTCTCCATCTCTACTTCATAATTAGAGATTAGTTCTTTTACTTTTAACTCTGCATTTAACTTCTCTTCTTTTGATGTATGTAAGTTATTTATAACTCCTCCTACACTTTTAACTAATTCACTAGCTCCAGAACTAAATATTTGTGTTAATATACTCATAATTAATATGTTAAATTGTTTATAGTAGTAATAGTAGTTTTTTCATTTAAAAATCACTCATTCATTGTTCGTCAATAAATTCTTGCACATCTTCTAGTTTAATTCCTATTTTAAATCTTAAACAAGCTTGATATCTTTTAACTTCTTCTTCCTTAAAAATTATTATTGTAGGTACATTTTGTATCTTATATTTC